ACAGGAATAGGCGCTTTTCTGTACCATTCCATGCGCGGAAGTCCTGTTCCGTTCGTGCAGTTGGTCGCGGCGCAGTGTTCTTCTGACTGAGATTCAAACCATCTTGTCGCTCTGGGTAAAAGGTTCCAATGATCGTTAAGACCCCATATCTCCCATGACGGATCACCGTATGGAGCTTCTTTGTAACTCATTGCAGTACCGACAATTGCAACTTTCTTTACTTTCGTCTTATACAGTTTTGTTATGTTTTCAAGTATCGTCTGCGCTGCCCTTGCCTTGACTTTTGCCAGATACTCATCATCAAATACGCCCTCGTTCACTACACCGACTCCTGGTCTTTGTTTAAGTCTGGTCGCATAGACTTCATCAAGCCATTCTTTTACTTTCTCTTCCTGTGTCTTGACTTCTCCGAGTATTACGCTTGCGGCTGTTACTTCTTCCGGTCTTTCCTCGATAGTCATTTCTTCCGGCATTTTAAATTCTTCCATCGTTCAATTCCCTCTCTTTTTTATTTTCCCTGACCCCTGAACCTTAATATTGCTTCTGCCATCTTTAAATCTTCAGGATAGTTGATGTCGGTTCCAGAATATTGATCAATGACGAATCCCAAAGATGTATTACTTAAATCGCTTGCTCTCCTGATTCCTATTTGTGAAAACGCTCTTGCATATAAATAATTGGCATCGTTGGAACTTGTTTTTTCGTCTATGTCCTTTGTTTCTTTAAACAAATTCCTTTCTATTTCACCTATTTTCTGGATAGCAAACGCCCCACATGCATAGTATGTTTTCACCAAGTTATTTGTTGTAAATGGATTTACTCCTTGCGGTGATAAAGGAAATAATCCAATCATTACGTTGCTTCCGGTTAATGCGTAGAAATTATTAAGCTGAGAAGGTTTTGTCATTTCATACACTGCACTTACAACATTTGCCGAAATATCATTTTGCAATAACGAAAATGCACCTTCCAATTGTGGGCATTGGATGCATGGTGATGTTGCCCATAAAGAAACAATATATTCCAAATCATTTTTATTTTGTTTCCATATTTCCCTGTAGGCATGAAAACTCACTGCGCCCGAACTCGCATTGCTAATTCCTTTGTGAAATGGACTCTGATCGATTAGTTCCGCACCGTAAGATTTAGCGATTCCGTTAATTTCTATGTCGTCAGTAGACACATAAATTTTATCAATAAATTTGCATCCTTTTGCTGCCGTCAATGGATACTCGATCAGTTTCATTCCGGCGCACATCTGTACGTTCTTTCTGTAAATCCTCTTGCTTCCCCCTCTTGCGCATATCAAAGCTGCGACCATAAGATTCCTCCCCCTATTTGATGAATTCCTTATTTGTTATGTTTTTTACAGGCTGGTAAAACTTCTGGATGACTTTAGTTATTTTTTCCCTGCAAGTTCCGCAAATATACCCATCCTGTCTATCGTACCTCCAACCAAGCTGTCCAAATATTATCTGCAAAAAAACGTCGTCAAGCCTTCTGTTTTTCAAAACGATCTTGTAAACGGCCATTTCCCATAAGTCATGTTCTCCCGCATGGATATGCTCATAATCAATAACACCCTCCAAATAACAAATACAGCATTTCATTTCATGCCTCCTTGAGGATCGAACTTCACCATATTGTCAGCCAATACATTGCTTCCGATCATCGGTTTCCTTGACACGCCTAACAGTTGCGGATGTCCTTGAAACGTCAATGCTATTATCTCTTTCCTGTCGTTCTTTACCTCTGCGATCTTCTGAAAATTCTGTGTTGTCATGGACTTTGTCAGGCTGTCTCTCATCTGATCATCATCGCTTTCGTCAAAAAATATCTGTATGCTTGATATTATAAGTGCCATTTCCCCCTCCTTCGTATTATGTCTTCAATTCTATCAATAATTCTATCAATAATTCTATTTTCTTGTTCTTTCGACAAGCTGATATCAATTGACTTAATAGATGTGACCATTGTAGCCATAGGAATTTTGATATTTTGTTCTTCTTCAAACTCATCAAACTCATCGAATATCGCCTGATGCATATTCAATATTCCATTGTCGTTTTCCATTACTAAATTGCCTTTATCCCTGTAAATTTTAAAATCGCTGCATCCCTTAAACTTGAATCTTTTATTAGGATGTATTAACAAATCGTTAATCAATTCAACCCTTGTCATTCCCTCTCCTTTCAGCTAACTTTTATTTCTTTTGCCGCCGCCCATTGCGAATAGGTAACATACGGCACAACCCCTTCACCCCTTACTCTTCTGAAATCATGCGCCACGCCCTCGACCTCGTATGCAAGCGTACACCGGCAATTTATGTCAGAAGCCGCTGTTCCCATTGCACCCGGACCCGGACCGTCTCCGCCTGTGCTGTCTGTGAAATTCTCATCCATCGGGATAGTCTGACCGTCCAAGTCTCTATGTGCGTCTCTTGTCCTGTCGTCTAAAGTCGCTACCCATGTTTTCATCATGTTGACCCCTGCCGCTTCTGCCTGCTCTGCGCTTTCCATCGTTGCCTGAACGTGAATCCTGTGTGCTTCTGTCTGTGCTACCCTTATAGCTTTTCCCGCATCACCCCCCAAAGTCTCTGTGATCCTTTTAGCCATCTTTCCGTAACTCTCACCTCTGACAAGCCCTTGTACGATCTCCTGGTTAATCTTCCCGATAATGTTTATCCTGTTTTTTGATAAAGTCTCGTTTAAAGTCAATCCTGATATCGGGTTCTGTATCGCGGCTTTTATCTTGTCAACATTCAAAAGGCTGTAACTCAACTTCGCCTGCAAGTCCTTTTCGATTGCATACGCTGTTCTATAATATCCATTCTCGTAAATGTCTTTAAGCCCTGTATTCAGATAAGACCGTTCTTTTTGGTACAGTTCATTGATACTTGCTGTTACATCTTTCTGGATTGCTTTCAGCCTGTCATATTTCTGCATCTCAACAAACGTCAGCTTCCCGCCTGTCTCGTATTTCCGATACAAGTCTGCAAACATAAGTTTAAGCTCTTTGTTCGTCTCTTTGTACTTCGCTATCAATTCTCTTTCGAGTCTCTTTTGTAATCGTTCAGCCGCTTTTCTGGCTGTCTCCAGTTCAGTCTTTATTGACATTATCGCCCCTTGTTAATTCGCCTTTTCTTGTAGAACTTTCATTTATTACGTCTCCCCCGATGTTGCCCTCAATCAAGTTGCCTTCTTCGTCATATTCTTCTGTGTTTAAATCCACCATGCCCTCGTTTTCAATTGCCATCTGCTTTAGTTCCTTTTCGGGATCATCTATAAACGATAACAGACCGAGCCTTGTCTTGTCGCTGATGTTGCCTTTCAGGTTCATAGTCGTTTGCGACTCGTCCAAAAGGTTAAGCGGGAAGTTCCTTGTCCAGACATAAGTAATGTTCATGTAATCTATAACAGTGCCTTTTGTCTTCCAGGCAGAGCATAGTATCTTATACATATTGTTCAATGCAGAAGTGAAATTTCTTTCAGAAGTTATGCTCTTTGATTCCAGCCCAAACATCTTGTATTTCATTGCCACGCCTGACACATTGCCGGAAAACGCTTCATCCGAAAAGTTGACAGACTTTGCGAATTTATATATGTTGTCTGATAATCGGTCAAGCAGATTCTCAACCGCTGTGTTATTCAGATTTTTTGTTACGAACTCTATCCGGCAATCCGCGTCAGGCATTCCGAACGCGCCTGTCTTTTTAGCCTGCTTCATTACCTCTTCATCGGGAGCTATCCCATAGAACGCCATGTAAGCAAGCCTGAACTGTTCTATCTCTGACGATATGTCCGATATCCCCGCGTCATATGCATCTATCAAAGTGTATACCTTGTCGCAGTCGCCTTGCAACTCCGTGTTGTTTTCAAATCTGATAAGTGGCACTCCTTCAAACATGTGCGGCTGTTCAGTCTTTCCGTTCTTCTGGTAAGGTACGAATATTATATCGCTCTTGCGGGTCTGGTCGTCTATCACGTCTGACGAAATGTAATAATAAACATTTTCTTTATCGTAAAACTCGACATAGATATGCTTTTTCTTATCCTGATCGCTTGTTATAGCGTAATACCTTAAAGCGTACTGTACTTCGTTCAGTGACCCATCTTTAACAAATATGCATTCCCATGGATCGACGTTCATTACAGACTCTATTCCGTCTGTGTTGATATATAACAGCCTTGCTCCGTAAGAACAGACTGAAGCCATTTTAAGCGTTTCACTGTCAAGAAATGGTATGTTGTTCCGCTTGTTAAAATCGTCTATTACCGACTTGTCTTTCTTGATCGCCTCGACATTGACAACTTCCCCGACGGTATACTTTTCCGGGTCAAGATTGTATATTATCGGATTTCCAAGCATGTAACCGACTTTAACGTCTATGATGTCAGAATCAAACGTATCGTTCAGTTGACGATTGATCTTGTTTTCTACCTCGAATTTGCGGGTAAATATCGGTACTGCGTCATGTTCGACCTTATACCGATTGTAGTTCGTTATCATCCTTTGTTTCTTCTGTTCGTTATCGGTTATCAGCCCTTTTATGACTGCCGGAATCACGCTCTGCTTGCCTATCTCTATCCTCTGTATTATGTCTGACATTATGCTCATATATATCACTCCTTTTGGTAGTTATTTTCCAGTTCGCTTTTATCCCGCCTGTGAAGCAATGGCATTTCAGATTGATAAATCAACATCGCCATATGGAAGCGATTTACCAGTTTAAAACCCTTTTACTGCTGTCATTTGCCTGTAAGTCATTTCATCTTCGTAACAATACCGTAAAGCATCGATCAAATGATTGTTCTTGTCTATCGGCACTTTTAAAACATTGCCGTCTTTGTCCTCTTTCCACTTAAACTGTGCTATCTCGTTCTTAAAGTTCTGACATTTCGTATGTATGATAATCTTCTGTCTCTGAAGCCAGTCTATCCCGAAGTCTATCGAGTCTTTGCCTTTCTTTGCGCCTAACGCCTTTATGCCTAACAATCTCAATTCTGTTATAGACTTTGGTTCAGCAGAATCGCAAACAATGTATTCGTTCCCGATCATCGTTTTAAGGTTCTTTGCAAGGACATCGTTTGTCATTTCCCTTTCGTACAGTTCGTCAATAACGTAGATAGTCTTGTTCTTCTTGTCGTAGTGCGTCCTTACTGTTGCAGCCGGATCAGACGAAAACCCGAAGTCCTGACCGTTCTTGTAATTGTCAAACGTATTCATTATGCTGACTTCTTTGTCTCCGACTATTACCGTTTCTTTCGTCAGGTCTTTTACTTCCCAGTTCTTGAATATCAGATTGCCTAAAACTCCCCAGTTGCCAAGAGTGTAAACGTCATAATAATATTTGTCTGTCTCGTCTTCAAGGTTCCTTATATCATCTTCCATCAAGAACGCATTGTCTTTGTAAGTCGTTTTTAATATAGACACTTCATTGTCTTTATAAGACGTTTCGCTGTCGCTCCAGTTCTTGAAATACTCCTGATACAGCCAATGGCTTTTCAAGATAGGATTGAAAGACATTACTATCCTTTTGTTTGTTTTGCTTATTCCTCTCAACCTCTTCTGAAGCTGTTTAATATCATCGTCTGCTGTTTCTGTTGCTTCTTCTATCCAGATAGTTCCGATTACTCCCTTTAACGGAGTTATGCTCTTGAGTTTCTCGACATCATCAAGCCCGACAAATAAAATCTGGTAACCGTTCTTGCAAGTGATTACCAGATCAGATTTATTGATATTAAATATCTTGTTTAAGTCGTGTTCGTTTATCAGTTTGACTATCTCATTAAACACCGATGCTCTGATAGTTCTTGCAACCTTTCTGACTATCAAATAATTATACGATCCGTTTATTACGTCTATCAAAGTCCTTTGAGCCAGAAACATCGACTTGCCTGAAGAAGAGCCACCAAAGAATATCTGCGTTCTTGGAGTGCTTGCTTGCAGATAAGGCAGGTATGCTTTGTTTATCTCCAGTCCGATCTCTATTCCCATTCTATACGCCTTTTACGTTTATAGTAACATTCATAGTTTCCTCACGTTCAGTCGCTTCGCCCGTCAGCAATAAATGCAGTTTTGTAAGTCTCTCCATGTCCTGTGTGCTTTCAAGAGGCACTTTCTTTTTGTTTAGGTTCTCTTCAAACTGTCTCATGGCTTCTTTGATTATCCTGACATAATTCGCTTTGTCGTTTATTATCTCTTTGTTTGTTTTCTTTTCAAGCCCTTTAGAAACGTCTATATCTCTTTGTTGAATTCTTTCCTGCCAATTAAAAGCCTTGCCCCAAGATGCAATAGTCTTATTGCTTACCTTATATTCACCTTGTACTAACCTAAAACTACGCTTTTCTCCAAGAGCATAGTAATATTCAAACGCTTCTTTGTGTCTTAATGTCTCAACCATATCTCATCACCCTGCTTTTATTATAATACCATTCAAAATAATGTCAAATAATCTTTTTATAAAGCAGATAGTACCGGATAATAGAATGTATCTCCCTTATCTCTAACTTCACAACTTCTATATCCCTGTTTTCATCAAACCATTCGTTCAGGCTTCCGATGTTGCTGAACTCTATTAGTCTATATGCTTTTACAAATCCTATGCTTGCCATTCCACTCTCTTCACTTTGAACTCTTATATACATTTTCCCCTCCCAGAGAAAAGAGGGCAGGTTTCCCCACCCTCAATATTTTACTCTAACGCTGAGTTATAGATCGCTACAATCTGGTCTGCTCCAAGTTCTGATACTTTCGCAACGAAAGCATCAAACTCATCCATCGAAGTCTTGCCGTTTATGAAGTTCGTAACGCTCTCCTGAATATAAGTATCAAGTGCTGTTTTCATGCTGTTTATTGTCTCTGTGTCAGCTTCTCCGATCACGACAGACGGTACGGAATATGTATAAACATTGTCTCCATACACCTTGCCCGCTGTTGCCCATTTCCTTGCACCGTCAAATGCTCTGTCGTTATAGTATTCTGCGTCCGTAAACACTTTCATCCAGTTGCTATTTTCTCCGCACCCGAACGCAAGAATCTTGTTCATGAATTCTTCTGACGCTTTTGTGGTCGTGTCAGGGTTCATCAGCTTGCCATTGTATTCTATGCAAGTCTCGCCTTCTACGCCCCAGTACAACAGATCGTGGTTGTCCATGTCGTAAAACCAGTCCATCAGCTTCAGTATACCTTCAAGGTTTTCTGTCTTTGCGCTTATGACCGATCCGGTAGTTGAGAATCTTGATTTTCCTGCCCATCCGTAAAACGTATCGTTGTATACAGGAGGCACGAACGCTTCAAACTGACCCTCTAAACTGTTTGTAACGAGTCCGTTGTTCATGGTCGGCACGTTCATCATATTGTCCACCCAGAACAAACATACTCCGGTCATAGAATCCTGATACCACTGAGGTTCGGGATAAGTTGCCCATTCAGGCGTAAGTATGTCTCTTTCAACAAGAGTCTTGAAAAAAATAACAGCGTCCTTAAAGTTCTGTGTCGAAACAGGATTGACAAATTTCCCTGCGTACTGATCATAGTATGGCACGTCCATCAAAGATGTTCCGAAGCTATAACTCAAAAGATTAAGATTTAAAAGTCCTGACCTGTTTGTCCATATAGGTCCATCTGTTGTCTCTCTCATGGCCGTCAGGCAGGCAAGCAGCTCATCAAATGACTCGAATGTCATATCGTAACCTAAAGACTCAACAATGTCTGACCTTATGACCCCGCCGAGTGAAGATGTCGGGCTGTAGTCTCTGACTGTTGACGCAAAATAGATTTTTCCGTCAGATGATGTTATGCCTCCAACGTAATCAGGATATTTGTCGATAAACGCCTTATAGTTAGGCAGCTTGTCATAGTTGTCCGATAACGCCACGAGCATACCTTTTGTCGATATGTCCTTGATCATCTGGTAATCAGGCGTAAGAGCCTCGATAAACAGGTCCTGGTTGCCAACGTTTACTATGTCCGGCAATGTGTCACCTGCGATCATAATAGACAGTTTGTCAGCATACACGTCAACAGGCACCTTGATGATGTTGATATTAAGATCCGCCACATCCTCAAAATAGTCGA